TGCGCCGTTTGATGTAATCGTAGTTGATGTAAAAGATGCTTTTGATAGACTAACAGACCCAGTTCCTTTTGCTGCAAGACGTAAATTTAAATTTGATCCGGAACCAGTTGCTGATATTGTAGGACCCGTTATTGACGCACCATTTGCAATTGTTATTTCATTTACAGCATTTGAGTTTGCAGTTATTTTTATAATTTCGTTTCCATTTACATCATTTATTGCAGTGCCAATTATTGGTGAATTTATAGTTGGTGTGGTTAAAGTTTTATTTGTTAAAGTATCTGCTGAAGTTCTAGCAACTAAAGTGTCTGCACCAGAAGGAATTGTAACTGTACCACCATTTATTATAGATGCTATTGTTGGTGTAGTTAAAGTTTTATTTGTTAAAGTGTCTGTGGTATCTTGTAAAATAATTGTACCAGTTGCATTTGGCAAAGAAATTGTTCTATCTGCAGTAGGATTAATTGCAATCAATTTTGTTTCATGAGAGTCTGTACTTGTTCCTTCAAATTGTATAGTACCAATAGTACCTGAATCTTTTAATTTAACTAATTCACTAAGTGTAGAGCTATTTCCTCCAAGTTGTGTATAAATTTCTTGAAAATTAGCATTTATCTTAGTTCCTGCAGAACGTAAGGTATCGCCTGTTCCATCGTTCGCTGAAGAACCTATGTTTATATTTTGTCTTGTCATTTTCTATCCTACTTATAGTGTTATTTATACTAGAAAGACGAGTCAGTAACTCTTCTAGTAAATATTTCATTATCCATTGTCTCTAGTGTTAATGAGAAATCAGGTGTAGCATTTTCATCACTATCTCTAATACTACTATCATCAAATGTAAATGAGTTTGGTGTAATAATTTGTTTTACAGTGTGATAAGTTGTATCAAGATCGCTTAATGAAAAGTTTTGGTAATCACTAACAAGTTCATTTAAATTAGACTGTCTTACATTACTACCTTCTGAATCGATTAATACAGTTGATTGCACAAACGGTAACGTTGCAGATAATATTGCTTCTGATATTATTACAGGATCAGCTGCAGAATCTGGTACTGATATTTCTCCAATTGGAGAAGTTATAGCTTCGGTATCAGAAACAACTTGTCCTGCAAAAAAGAAACCAGATGGATGCACAAACTTTTTATAAAGCTCGCTCCATGTATCTACAGATATTTCTGTTTTTATTAATAGTCCAAAAGTTTGAAACAGTTCATTATTTTGTATAAATTTTATTGAATCAACTCCAATTTGACTTGCTGAATCTCCAATAATAAACATAGATTCTTTACCATATTCAACTTCAGCTCTTTGCTGAAAGAATAATCTAAAAAATTCTTCTAGTGAAAATCTACTGCCTTTTAGTCTTGCAAGATCAGCTAATCTAGTTAAAGCATAACGCCTATCAGTAAAATTTTCTCCTGTTTTTAAACCGCCACCTAACTCACTAACTAAATTATTAAGTAAGTTTGCTGGCATTTCTTTTATATCTTTTTTAGCAAAAAACTGCTGTGCATTGCTTCCAAAGGCATGTGTTCCATCAGCAGAATCTATAAAATTGTAATATTTTTCTAAAAATGTAACTAAAGTCGGAAATTCAGAAGTATAAAACTCAGGTAGCGCTTCTCTTACTTTTCTATTTTGAAAAGATTTAAATCTTCTTTTACTTTTATAATCAATTGACATTTATATACTAACCGCTGTATTTTGAAAATCTAAGACCGCTCTTGATGATGATGCTGTATCAATATCTAATATGTAATTTCTTAAAGGTCTTATAGTATTCTGATTTGCTGGAAATACTGATATACTTATTTCACTTCCTTCAAATGCAGTTGGCTTAAATCCTACTAAATTAACTATTCCAGTTAAATTGTTATAGCTTCCTATATTATCAACTTCAATAGTGCCATCTATTGATATTATTTGTAATTTTGTAGTTCCTACTTTATTTTTTATAAAGCAAGTTTGAGAATTAAAAGTAAATTGAGAAGTTGTTAAAGACGAAATTGTATCATCTGGTTCAGCTAAGGAAACTGGAAATGATATAGTATAAGATAAAGGTATATTAGCAGTTGGTACAAAACTTTGTTTTAACTTAATTTCCATTTTAGAGTTTAAAATTGATGGATCTAAAGCGTCTATAAGAGTTAATAAATTAGACCTTCTAAAAACTTTATTAAATTTTTTAAGATTAGTTGTAAAAAAATTGTTTATTGTATTTTGAACTTGTGTTTGAAGAGCTTGTGAAGTTGAACCTGTTAAATCTGGATCTAAATTAAAGGTAGTTGAAATTTCTAATAAAGTTGTTACAGGATCTACATATTCTGTATTTATCGACATAATTGCCATATTATCTGTAAGGTCTGTTTTAATTCGGTCTTTAACATTTTGTTGTCTTGATGCGCTTACACCTGCTTTAAATTTTAAACCAATATACGTTATTCCGTATATTGCTGGTACAGAATCTGCTCCACTATATGATGTTACATCATCTAAAAATCCGCCATAGTTTGATTGTATTTGAGCTTTATAGTCTTCTGCAGTTACTAATCTTCTTTGAGAAGTGAAAGCTATAGGAGCGTTTTGTCTTATAGACTCAATGCTTTCTTTGTATGCGCCTCCAGCAGAAGCAGCCTCAGTTGTTGTCACAAGAGTATAATCTACACCATTAATAGTCACATCTGATGATGGGGAAAATGAAGAAGCATTATTTGCAACTGTGCCTTGTGTTGATAAATAATCGATTACTATTTTATTACCAGCAACTGGTGCTTTTCCTGTAGTTGTGCCATCGCCAAATATTATTTCGTAAAATCCATTTGGAACTTCTTTTATTTGAAAAAACTTTGAATCATTATTAATTCTTAATGCACGTTGTATGTTAATATAAGTATCAAATGAAGATGAACTTGCAGTTGGAAAAACTCTTACTCTTATAGTTGAAGTATCCATTGTAATATCTGGAATTACATATATTTGATTATCAGCTATGTCACCTACAAAAAAAGTTTTAGTTTTTTCTATACCTTCAAAAACTGGTATAGCAACTCCGTCTGTAGAATTTAAAAACTGATATAATCCTGTTCCATCGTCTGTGGCTATAAAATTTTCTCTTGTTTGAAAAGTGTATGAAATATCTCCAACACTTGACGTAAATGATGTGCCTCTTGGCAAAGTTATAAGAGTCGGTCTTGTCTCTGCTGATACTTGAACTGCAAGATTTAAGTCTGCTTTTGATGAAGAATATGATTTTGGAACGTATCCTAATCCTTCTGCTAATGATGCTACAGAGCTTCGAAGTTGCGCTGTGTTTATAAATGATTCGTTAAGAGCAAAGTTTGCATTTAAACCCATAAAATGTGTATTATATGCCAATACATCTAATATATTACTTAAACCTGATGCTTCAAAATCGTAATCAGCAAACTCAGTTTGTTGCTTTAAATAATCTTTTAACCTACTTTTAATAGTGTTAAAATCTAATTGAGTTGATCTAATAGTTGTTGCCATTTATCTTAACCTCGTTAAGTTCACTTGTGTACTTTCAATTTGTGATGTATTAATCATTTTAAAAGTAATTGTGACTTTTATTTCGTGTGAATCATCGCGTAAATTTGTATCAATATTTAATATTTGAATTCTTGGTTCGAATATTTCAACTGCTTGTATTATTTGTTCTCTTAAATCTTCGTCATCAACATCTGTGTTTAAAGCAAAAAGAAAAGAATTTAAATTACCACCAAATCTTGGTTGAAAAGGCTTTTCACTAAAGTTTGTTAATAATAAGTTCTTAATTGCTTGTTTAACAGAAGCAGCATGTTCTTTTTTAAAAATATCACCAGAAGCTTTTTTTGTGAAAGTTAAATCAATATCTTTATAAGTTTCAGTTCTACTTGAAACTAAAGTATTAGTTCCTATATTACCATCTTCAATTGAAAAAGCTCTTGTTGGCATTATGTTTCCTTTTGATCTATTTATATAAGTTATGCGTCAACAGTTGTTCTTAATACCTCTAATAATTCATTTGTAACCTGATTAATATTATTATATCTTGTTTCTACATTATTATTAAATGTAACAGTCCAAGGTGATATTACTTCAGGCATTACTAATATAATTTGAGCATTAAGTGTGCCATCTGGATTATAATTATCGTAATCTAAAATCATTTTATCAAATTGTATATTATCTTTCCAATATACAGCTAAATCAAATGTTTTTTCTATAGCAATTTTGCCGTTTAATCCAATTAATTCATATACAACGGCTAAACCTCTAGACATTAAGTAATTTAATCCGTCACTAACATCTAAGTTTTCACCGGGTTCTGCTCTATATAATCCTTCAACAACTTGTAATCTAAAATCTTTAAATTCTTTTGTTGAATCTTGAGAATTAATTGTTTTCATTGCTTCTGCATGTAATACATATTGCTTTGCTAGTAAAACTTTTTGATTGTCATCTGTAATATGTGTCAGTGTTACAGGATCGTTGTCACCACCAAGAAACTTTGCCATTGATATTCCAGACGCAAGTTTTGTTTTACTTGTTATTGAATCTTGAAATACTGGATTGTATTTTTGATCTACCAATAAATCTACTGTTGAAACTGCCATTGTTATGCCTTATATAATTTAGTTGAGTTTTGACTTCTACCTAATTCGTCATTTCCTCTTCTTGCTGCTGTTTCTTTACCAACTATTCTACCTGTCGATAATGGTGAAAGCCTTGTAGCAAAAGGTGATATTGTCCCATCTGATATAAGAGCTGAAATAAACGTAGTGTTACTTGCGTTATTTGGATCTCTTAATTTTGATCTAGCTTCTTTAGTCGTTAAGTCTACTTTAGATACGCCACCGTAGTGTGCTGTACGATCTAATCTGTTAAATAATTGATTAAAGTCATCGATATGAACTCTCTTTATTGCTACACCTGAATTCTCTAATGCATCATTTATTATAGCTGTTGTAGGTAAAACAGTGTTAGAATCTGCAGCAGAAGTAGTGTTATTTACGTTTGTCCCAGGTGAACCGGCGCTTCCTTCAGGAGCTTGACCGGCGGTATTAGCAAAATCCGCATGATTAGCAGAATCAGCTTTACCAGTTAAGTCTCCATGAAAAGTTGTAGCATACATTGCAGTAGCATGAACTGAAGTAGAATTAACTCTTGGTATATGCGCAGTGTGACCGTA